AGGGGCGGCGTAGGTCTGTTGCCACTGGTTGTACGCAGAGTCAATAGTGCTTTGGTTTACGCCCACACCAAGCAAATAGTTAAGTGCTTCTTGTTGGTTGGCCTGAGTATTACCGCCTCGCGTAGAAATGAATTGGTTGTACGCATCTGCAATTTCTTGCGCAGACGACGTTGCGGTGGGCAAACCGTTGCTCATTACGTCAGATCCCAGAATTAGCCTATCACTGCGTCAAATCGTAGAAGGTCAAAGACCCGATGGCCGCACCGGAAGAGCCCGACAGCACCCGGATGCCCAGCGTATAGATATCGCTCGTCCCAGTCAAGGAGGAGCCCAACTGAAGATCCCAGTTGTACCCAGCAGTCTGGTTGATCGTCCCGCTGGACTGGTTAGTGGACTTCACGTACTGGATATCTACGATGGTGCCTACCGTCATGGCCGTGGCTGAAGTGTCCATCTCCACGTTGGCATCGCTTGCGACCGCAGCCCAAGAGGCCGAGGTCAGCCCGGTGCTGTTCTTTGTCAGAATAACCTCAAAATCGTCCCCCGTCGAGGTCGGCATCACGTTAAATTTTACAGGCAGCACCACTGCGTTCAGCGCCGTGGAAGCCAGCCGGATGGAAACCAGAGGAAGAAAGGTTGTGCTGATTGAAGTTTTGGTCGTTGTCCTGCGGGCTACGTGCTCAATGGATGTCTGCTCGTACCCGCCTTCTGAAACCACCGAGGAGCAAATTTGCTTCATGGACGAAGCGCTTGCCGTCGCTGCGGTGTTGGTAATCTCGTACCTGACCGGCAAAATTGCCGTGGTCATGTAAACAGAAGTGATGTCGTTTGCGTTCTCAAACGTGTGGCAGACGATGTACTGCCCGTCAATGATGAACCCGCACCGAACAGACCCGACACCAAGCCATTCAAAGTCCATCCACAAAATTTGTGCTTTGGTCAGGTCAAGGGTAAACCCGGAGTCTCCCGTGCCGTCAAGTTTGTCGCCGTTCCAGTTGTCCTGCGTCACGATCCGCGCATCACTGACAGATCCTGAGATGTAAGACCTCAGGACAAAGGAAACGGTGCTGTCGTTCTGTTGGAGGAACACGCCGTTCTGGGTCCCAAAGTACCCCACCCGCTGGCGAAGCCCCGTCTTGGCGGTGTTCATCACGAACGTAGCCAAACACAACAAACCCTTACCCGGCTGGTACGGCATGCACCTGTAAGACTGCCTTACAACTTCAGAACCACTGGAGGTGGTGACATCCATCCGCACCGATGATTCGTTGGGCAGGTACGTGGTTGACCCCCCAGTGGCTGTGCTGGTGTCAAACTGATTGTCAATAGCGTAGCGGTTCTGAGAGTCAAAAATCGTGTAAGGAGCGCTGGTTCTTAGCCGCCCGAACGCATCGACGTTGGTCCCGCCTATGGAAATGGGTACTGGGCTTCCTGTAGTCGTCACGATCTGCTCCAGCAGGTTGTCTATTTGGTTGAAGTACAGGCGCAGGACGTTGACAAGGTTGTCAAGATACGTTGAATCGTACTGGATCGTCGGCTTCGGCAGCGGCGGCGCACGAAACTTCTTGGTGATGGTGGACCAGATCGTCATGACCCGCGCCTGCCATCAGGCCGAATATCCAGACGCGGAGCGCCCATCTGCCACTGCACACCCAACCCATCCGAGGCCATCTTGATGGACATCTGCCTGCCCCGCACCCGGATGTTTACTTGGCCCGTGAAGGCTTCGATAGGCACCGTTGCAGTGCGAGTGACCACGCCGTTGTCCGACCCACCCAGCGAGGCTGGGGAGTTGTAGCCCGAGCCAGAGTTTTGCAGGGGCAGGAGCGTCATGGTGGCGCTGGGAGATGCAGTACTGGATCCACGGAAAGTCACATCAGGCAACACCCGCCAGACAAAACCAAACCTGTCGCCGTCGTCAATGTCAAACTCAGACGAAGTGATGTAGGCTTCAATCGGGAGCGTTGACGCAGTGGCGTTGTCGTCGTTACCAGTCTCGTGCTGGACAAGATTGTTTACGTAGGTTGCAGCAATCGGGAAGTTTGAAGTGACACCGATGTCTGTCCAGGCAGTGCGCCCCAGGTTGCCGTAGTACCAAACCTTCTCAAGGTAGTTGTACACAACATACCTGTCGATAGCGGTACTGCTGGCAGAGCAGTAAAACCACCAGACCTCGTTAAATTGTTCGTTGGTCCCGGCGCAGACTTGGCTGTACTGATCCAAGTTGATATCACTAAAAATGTACTGGCGCAGGTCACAGCTAAGTGTATTTACACGACCGTCGTACGTGTAAAACTTGTCTTCTCCCATCCAGTACGCCACACCAGCAGCCAACGCTACAGCACGGTCACTGACAATGGAGACGTTATCGGCCAGAAGCTGTGAGCCCCAGACAACAGGCGGGCCTAAGTACTGAAGACCGTACACCGATGTGTCTGTCCAAACCAAAATTTCCTGTCTGGTTTGCAGGGTGGCATCAATTCTTGAGCCGTGCGACAGGCGCAGACTGCCCGCTTGGTTGGTCGCTGCTGGGGTCCAGTTGACCGCGCTTTCCTGATCCGACCAGCGAATCAGCATGGGGTCGATGTCAGATGACCCGTAGTCGTTGCACCCAAAAGCTATCGTGAACCGTGACGCATCAGACACCATGAACAGCGTTTGCACGGTCGGTACATCTGTTGCTCCGGACAAGGAGGTCAGCGCTACCCCACGAGAAATCAGCCCGGTGGTGGCGTCCCAGTAGTACATCGCCCCGCCCTTGGGGCCGTAGATCAAGTCTTGACCGAAGTTCTGGTGATTCCAGATGCGGATTGGGTTGTTGGAAGATGTTCCTATGCCCCACGCGCCCGACCCCCACGGACCTGCGCCCCATCCAGACAGCGGAACAGCAATTGCAGAGCCTGCGTTTAGTTGATACGCAGCCGTGACCGTGCCACCTCCCGTGGCATTGGAAGAAGCATTGCTTGCGGCAGTGATCGTGTAGGTGTCTACATCAACGTAGGTAATCTGGTACTCGCCATTCAGCGTCAAGCCACCAACAGCAGTAGCTCCAGAATACGTGACAAATGTTCCGTCAGTAGCGCCGTGTGAAACGTCAGAAACCGTTACCGTGGCAGAGCCAGATATGGTGGTGAACGGATTGGTCAAAGTTACCGTAGAGACAACAGGCGTGATGTCGTAGTACGACCCACCATAGGCGATGTAGTACTTGGTGTTTGTACCGACGCCAAGATATGGAACGCCAGCAAGCGTAGCCCACTGCCACAGAGCGCGGCAGATGCCGTTGTAGGTCTCGCTAGAAATGCGTTGCCAACCACCGATCTTCTCGGGTGTGCCTTGACGGAAACGAATCTTGTCGCAGGAGAACCATCCGCCCTCGGTGGAGTAGCGGGTTCCTTCGCGGTTTACCCCCGACTTCAACTGAAGTTTCTTGAGTGGCATGTTTACCCCAGCAGTGCCGACTCGGCGGCTCTACGCTTGACCAGACCGGGCAGTACTTTGCCGCCACCGCGCACCCACAGGGCCAACTGCTCCTTGGCACCTTCCCAGTCCTGCTCGTCAATCTTACGCCGCAGGGTGCTGCCGCGATACCGGGCTACGCCAAGATTGTAAGCAAAGTCGGCCATAGCACCAAGGGCTTTGGGGTAAGCAATCAAGCTCGGTGAAGCCTTCAAAACCCCCGCCAGATAGTTCGTCTGCAACTCAGACAGCAACCACTCGTCCGCAATCTCCTTGGTGATCTCGGGGTGCTCCATCGTCACCTTGGTGCCGTCTGGCTTGAAGACGGTCCCATATCCAATCGTGGGGTAGCCCGCTGGGCAGATGTACGGCTTCAGCCGCAGCCCTTCGAAGGGCCGACACAGAGCAGCAGCAATGTCTACCGCCTCACTTACTGGACCGCTCATACACCCGTCCGACAAACCAGAAGGAGATGATCATGTTGAAGACGGCGAGATCGTCTGCGCCCCACATCGTGACCAGCACCTCCTTCCAGTTGCCGTTTTGGTCCATGGCGATCAGGAAGGCAGCAATCTTCACAGAGGCGTACAGGGCCAGGAAGGAGTAGGTGACCATCGGGCGCACCAGCGCTGAGATCGCAGAGACAAACCACCCGGCATTCTTGGCGGTCTCGGACTGCTCCTTGAACGCCTGGGCCATCGTGTCCATCTCGGCCATCGTCATCTGCGCTTCGACCTGCCGCATGGCGATCTCACCACGGATCTTGGCAAACTCCATCTCGGCTTCAACCATGCGAAGCTCATGCGCCCGTTCATTCTTCTTGTCAAAGAGTTTGAACACCTCTGGCGCAAGGCGCAGGATACCGCCGAACAAACCACCGATTAGCGATTCAAACATCACTTGGCTCCTTTGATACGTTCACGCTCTTCAAGCAGCCTGACCTTGACCTGAAGTTCGTTGATGTGCGTCATCAGT